CCTTCAATCTGTGCACGCGATAAATTCATGGCCTCACGAGCAGCCTCTTGCGTGACACGTTGTTGCTCTGCTAAAGAAAACTTAACGTTGTTCACATTTTCTAAAGAGCGTTCAAGCGCAGGAATGAAACCGCCAATTAAACTACTGGTAGCCACATTAGAGCCAGCGGAAACATTGGTTAATGCCGTACGTAGTTGAGCAAACCCCATTTGAGAATGGCGCGCTAGCTGACCAGAAGCGGATAGATCCGCCCCTGCTTTTCGTGCATTAGCTGAAACTTCCAATAATTTAGTGGCTGTCTGCCCTGCATCTTTAGAGGCAGCTTGTGCAAACTTTTTCGATTCTTTACTGGCAGAATCATAGGCATCAAACACTTGGGATTTAAAAGAGGCTGCGTTGAGGTGTAACGCAACCGCTAAACTTGCAACGTCAGCCATTTATCGCCCTCATAACATCATGACACTGCGATTCAATATCAGTGCGAACACTCGCTATTGATGCAGTAGCTTGTTGGTTTTCGGTGGTATTTTCTTGCTCAGGCATAAAAAACGCCTGCCAATGAGTAATAATATTGGCAGGCAATTGAGCAATTTTTCTCGGGTCAGGCTCACCCCATCGGTCAGCCAATTGGAAAATAAACTTAAGATAGGGTGAGTTGGTTAGTTTTTTTGCGCTTCCTCTACAGACCCATAACTAAATTTTTGCACGAATGACATTGCTGATAACAGGGTCGGTGTGTCGTGTGCCTGAATAAGTTCATCCGCTGTGGGTAGCTCATCACTCGAAAGAGGCTGTCCATCTTTATCACAAATGGCCTTTAAGATAAGTTTGGCACCCGCTTTACTCGCATCAGAACTGAATCCCGTTTTCTGAGCTTCTTGTAAATCATGCTCATACTCATCAAGTTCAGCGATAGTCAAACGACGAATAAAAACCGTTACCCCTAAAATAGGATGTTCTTCAACATGTGGGGATGCTTTCAACAGTGAGGCTTTCAATGACATTATTTTGTACCTCCTGACGCTACCACACCCCAAGTCAGGTTGTTTTGCTTACCTTTGACTGAGATCTGGATAACTTCACTTGCTGGCGCACTGATATCTGCCATTTCCCAACCTGATAATGCCAAGATCATCGTCGCAGTACGTTTATTGGGAAGTTCAATGAAGAACTGCACGGTTTCACGCGCCTGTGCCGCATTCAAAAAAGCCGCAAAATCTGCATTTTCAGGATCATCGATAAAGCCCAGTGTTTTTTCAGGGCCTTCTGGCATATCAGAAATAAACTGCTTATTTTTATCCTTTAGCGTGGTGCAATCCACAAAGCTACCCGTTAGGCCTGTAGCACCAATGGCTTTACAGTTTTCCAGCGGCTTCAAAGCAGTTGGTAAATCACCCACTTTACCCCATTTAACGATAGTCCCAGCGGGAAGCATGGCGTATTCTGGCGAAGATTTATCAGCCATAAGTTTTACTCCAAATAAATGAATTAACGATAGTTTTCGATGCTGGCGCGTATTTCAGCGGCTAGCGTGTTTAAAATAAACTGGCGGTTGTAGTCCAATGCTGGACGGATGAAGGGATTAGGGATTTGTTTTACGGTACCAAACTCTTGCGCTTTGGCTTTCATTGCATGGGCTTTACTTGGGCCTACACGAACAGTCATAACAGATAGCGTTTTTTGGTCTTTCATACGGCTCGTTGTGCGGATTTTAATACTGTCGCGCATATGCTCTGATTCACTGGTTGCATCATAGCCTGCGTGCTGTTTCATATCCTCCAGCACAGGTGCCATCACTTCACGTCCAGCTTGCAGTAGCACTTTTGTTGTTATGTCCTCCCCTAAACGGTTTAACTCATACTCCAATTCTTTAAGGCCTTTTATCTCAACAGTTACCCTCATTCAGCCCCCTCTGGATAAGTGATAATAAAATCACGCATCACACGCCAAATAACCCGTTTATCCGTCTGCTCTTCTCGGTTCTGCATGAAATTACCTCGCTGAACTGTTTGAACGGGATAACGACCAATATGGCCATGAGTGATGTTTTCCCAAGCATTGAGCACTACTTTTTCAAGCTTTAATGCTTTTGAATAGTCATTAGGGATTTGAAAAGTGATTTGAAATCGCGCTTGAACAAGAGATGTTTTAGCTAGGCCAGTTATCATTTTAGGGTCACTTATTTTCTGATAAGTCACCCCCTCAAGCGCATTTGAAGGAAGCGCGACAGGGTAAGCATTCAATCCCGTCAGTCGCTCTAAGTCTGCCTTGATATCAGTTTCTATCATGTCGACTATCGACCTCCGCTGTAATAATTAAACGGTCTGGCTGGTTTCTATCTAAAGCGCGCACCGTAAAGTTGCGCTTTAGATAAGCAATTATCCATCCCTCATTGATATCGCTACGAGGCCGAATGGTGAAATGGTAGGTTTCGATAACTTGTTGCTGATCTGCGGTGCGAATTTTACGGTTAGACATTGCCTCCGCTTTGGCCCATACATCAGTGACTTTTACTAACTCTGTCTTAGATTCACCAAATTCGTCTCTGATTTCTTCAGGGCGTAATAACGCAATACGTTTATTGAGTTCACCGGCTTTCATTCGGTCACCTAAAGATTAATGAATCGATAAGGCTCAAGTAATGCTTTGAACCCAGCCGACATTGCCGTCGTTTCCCTGCTTTCATAAAAGTGACCAACCGCAAGCATAATGGCCAATTCAATATCATCAGATATCAACAAACCGTCGGGATCAGTTTCGGGAATATTTTCATCATAAAGCGTTCTATTAATGTAATTCTCAGCCCGTTTTTTAGCGGCTAATGCATACGTCATCAATAAGTCATCTTCTGCTGAATTATCATCATCAATTCGACACTGGGCTTTAAGCTTTTCAATTGTTGGAAATGGCATAAATCCCCCTTAAAACCTGCGACCATTCCAGATCGCAGGTACAAAAAAACCGCAATTAAGCGGCACCTGACTGACTAAATACAACCTAAAAACTATTTTGCTGCAGCTTTACCGACTAACGCTTTAATTGCTGAGGTATCTTCAAGTACGCAGTCAAAGCGGTGGAAAGCTAAGAACGCAGTTTGGTCATATTCAGCATAACGCTCAACTAAACGCTTCAAGGTCATGTACGTCACACGACGTAAAATGAATCGGTCAAAGTCACCGCAGAAGATGAATTTTTTACCCGCTTCCATTTTATCAATCGCCTGATCAACTACATATTGCATACCTAAGATAGTCGAAGGAGCAACACCGGCAATCGATGGCAACCAAAGTGGGCGTTTTTGTGCATCTTCCATTTCTTTCAGGTTTTTTAATGTGTCATCGTTGAACGCTAAACGGAACTTAGGCCCATTACGGTAAGCAGGATCAAGCTTATGAGCTAACGCGTTGATGTCTTTCCAGCCAAATGCCGCTGATGCCTCAACCGTGCCAGTGACGGAAGCATCCAGACCTTTAGGTTGTAACGGGGTTCCCGCACCAGTACCTTTGACTAAATATTTAGCTTCACCACGACCAATACGTTGAGCGATACGACTGCCTAAGTAAGCTTCAATGCTTACACCGCTATCTTGAAGAAGCTCATTTGAAACACGAATAATTTTAGACGAAAGCTTTTTCGCCCCCAAAATGGCGGTGCCAAACTCAACATCTTGCTCACTAGCCGCCGTGTTTTCGCCTAATAGTTCCCCTTCTTCCTCAGTACCATCCGAAGTGGACCACGTAATATCTTGACCATTTGAGGTATTTAAGATTTGAGCGACACTCGCAATACCACCGTACGCTTTCATCTGGTCGATAATTTTATTCAGCATTTGAGTTGGTACTGTGTACCCCCCTTTTTCATCAGGAGATGTACCTTGAGCACGAAGCTCTTTCAGGGCTTGCTTTTCCTCTGCCGACAGCTCACCAAAACCACTACGTACAAAGCGATCAAAAGCCAAGTTGCGGCGTTCAACTTTTGCAGCCTCTGGGTCATTTTCGGAGTTGTTGCGCTGTTCTTGCTCATTATCATCAACAAACTCCTGGTCTAACGAACGGAGTTGCTCTTCGCGCTTAATCTGCTCATCCAATTTTTCCAGCTCAGTATTAGCCTTGTTCCATTCAGTACGTTGCTCTTCCGTCATCACGCTTTCACCCACTTTTTCATGGATTGCACGCATTTCTGTCGCGATAGTGTTACGTTTTTGTTTTAAATCATGAAGCTTCATAGTCATAGTATTACCTTATGCATTGAGTAAAGTTAAAAGGCGCTCACGCGCTAATTTTTGATTAATGGCTTTTTGCAGGTCACCACTGTTGCGGGCCTCTTTCCAAGCTTCCATTGAGCGGACTGCGGCGCCTGCATCTTGATAGGCGGGATACGTTACGGGGCTAACATCAAATAAACGGGAAACCTTGTGAATTTCACGAATAATTACCCCCTCATCATCTTGGTACCAATCCTCGCCATCGCGAGCGACTCTAAAAGCAAATGAACTTTGATTGATATCACCTCGCTGCATCGGAGCGAGTACTAAATCACGGATAGTTTGGGTGTCAGGCGCAGTAATGTCATAGACCAAACCACGTTCACTGACGCTTAACGAAAGCGTACCTGCTGCGGTTCTCCCTAAAATATAGTTAGGATCATGATTGAATAACCCACGAACATCATCTTTAAGTACATCGTCGAAAGCACCCGGCTTAATAATTTCTTTAAACCCGTACATCAATTCAGAACGTGAATCGAAAACAGAGCCCAACCCGATGATATGGGTGGGTTTATTATCCTCTCCTGGTTCTGCTCTAACTTCGCCTACATAACAGCGTGTTTCTTGATTACTGCTCATCATTATCTCCTTTGGGTTTTTCTGTCTGACTACCCACAGGCTGAGCAGCGTTAACGCTGACTAACATTTCGTCCAGCCCATCAACGGGGTTCATATCTTCGAAAGCACGCACTTCATTTCGGCTCATCCAACCATCAGTAATACCGTAGTGATAAAACTCAGCACGCTCCTTTGCAGTACCACGCAATAAACCCGCAAGATTAAATCGAACGTAGAAACCTGCACGGCGCTCTTGTCGTGTAAATAAACGTCGGTTTAATTCCTGCTCCCAGTTCACTGTCCATGGCATGATTGAATGCCGAACAAACTGAATCGCTTGCTCTGAAATGTTAGAGAAAGTGGCTTTTTCAAGGTCATTTATCATATGAGCGGGCACATTAAAGATACCGGCTATCATTGAACGATTGAGTTTCAGCATATCAATGAGTTGAGCATCAACAGGGGAAACTGTTAATGCTTTATAGTCAAGATCTGCAGGAATGAGCATCGTTTTGTTCTCCTGACTACGGAGGGCAGCACTTGCCTTTTGCCACATATCTTTTATCCGTGCCCAGCCATCTTTATTTAGTTCGCCTTTAACCGATAAAATCCCTGCGGGTCTGGCATTCCCACCAAAAAACGAACTGGTATATTTCTGACCACTCATACCCATACCAATGGTTTCTGCATGCTGAGCAATAGGACTTAACCCCATGCGCTGGTTGTTACCTAAGGCACGAATATGGATCATGTCGTCTGGACTGATTGCAAAATTACCGAGTTCATTATAAACACCGTAGGTATAGCGCCCTCCTGTATTGAGCAATGTGGTTTCCCAAGGCATACACGCTTCAAGGTTAGTGACCTCGCCTTTACGGTTACGGACAACCTGTGTGTAGCCATTCCCCCAGCCTAAAATGTGACGATGCTTGGTTTCACGCCATTTATAGCTAGTTTGCCATTCGTTTGGCTCATCATGAACCAAGTAAAATAGTGGATGATCACGTGCCGTTTCGACTTTATTGCCTGATTTGCGCATCACATGCAGTGGCATTTGAGCAATTGAGGAAGAAAGCACGGAAATACAAGCGTAAACAGCCCCTAATTTCATCGATGTTTCAGGGCTTACATGCACATCTGCCGTAAATATACCGTCAGTATCGATAGAGTCGGCCGTAATCGGTACCGAGGGATTTTCAATATTCGTTAGTTCATCATCACGAAAAAGCGCATTAAGAAGCACGTTTCCCCCTCATTGCCGCCACTAATGCATAAACCACCAGCGTTGAACCACCGATCATCAATGTATTGGGGAGCCCATAGTTTAGATAACAGCCTGCCATCACCGCCCCAAAACCGACTAAGGCAGTGATATCGAGAAATAAATTTTTCATAGGAATAGTAAATCTTCGTCTGGGTTGAGTGAGGAAAGAAAATCGCTATCTTCATGCAGCATCGCCCGTCCGATAGCCATAATTAACGCGACAGCACCGTCAATTTTATTTTCGTTTTGCTCTTTTATAGGCCTAACGACATCATCGTTACCCGGTAAATATTTACCCACCACATTCCCCATACACCATGTCATGATGGGGTTGCCGTCATGATGAAAACGCCCTGAAGCAATCGCGGCTTCAAGTTCTTTCATTGGATCAGACATATTTGTGTAGTTTTGAACAATGGTGATAGGGTTTAACCCCTCATCAGCCAGTTGGTGAGATAAGTTTGTTGCGCCATGGGGGTCAATTGGGCTTTCATCAATCGGGTTATTCAAGTTATCTGCCTTGGCATCTTCTAAAATAACGCGATAATCAATTTCGGCACCGTCTGTTAACTTCAGATGCTTAGTTTCAACCCACTTTCTAAAGCGTTCTGCAGTTCGTTGATTCTCAATATCTGAGCTAAAAACAGCATCATAAGGCACATAAAAGCTCGGGGAGATACAGTAATAATGCCGCTTACCGTCAATTTCACGAGTAAATAACTTAACCCGTGAGTTCATATCCAATTTTCTGGCCAGATCGAGTGCCTGAACACAAGATTGCCCTTCAAACATTTCTAATGTCAGGGTTTTATCTTCACACTCTCGCCAACTCAACATATTGAAATACGCTGAGCGTGCTGAAACCCAGATATTTAAATGCTTTGTTTTGAAGATGCTGGCAAGTCGAGGGTTATTTTTTGCTCTGTTTTGCTGGCTAATAAGAAAATCACTGTAGACCGAAACACCCATATTTGGGTTAGCCTTCTTCAGCGTGTTAGGATCTGTCCAATCGTCACCATCATCTACGGTATAAATAACACCAAACAATTCATCATTCGGTACCGTACCATTCAACATTTCAATCACTTCGCGGCGCTTATCGTAACAAGGCCCCTCAATGTTATAACCTGCTGTAGTGATAGCCCACATCAACGGCTGTCGCCTTGCCCCCATTCCCGTTAACATCGTTGTATAAAGCGAATCTGTATCATGTTCGTGATACTCATCGACAATGGCGCAATGGGGCGATTGACCATCCCCCGGATCACCGATAAGCGGCTCAAACCGCGCACCATCTTCAGGGCGGTTCATGTTTTTTGCATTGACTTCAATACCAAATGCTTCCGTGAGTAACGGTGTTCGCTTGCACATCAATTTTGCAGGCCTGAACACTTCCCACGCTTGCTTTTCGGTTGTTGCGCCTGAGTAAACTTCGGCACCAAATTCGTTATCACATGTAAAACAATACAGAGCGACACCCGCAGAGATAGCCGACTTGCCATTTTTACGGGGGATTTCAGTATAAACTTCACGGAAACGCCTGAGCTTTGTGCCCTTCTGCACCCAGCCAAACGCGCAACAAACGATAAAAAGTTGCCACGGTTCAAGCGTAATAGGCATGCGCTTAAACGCCCATTCCCCCTTTGTGTGGGGTAATAACTGAATGAATTTAGCGGCTTGTTCTGCTAAGTCTTTATCAAATCGATAGCGGAATTTACGCCCTTTCTCTTGGGCCATATCATCAATGTGTCGTTGGCAAGCATCAATCACGTACTGACACGCCACAATCTTGCCGCGCACCACATCACGCGCATATTGATTTGCTGCATTGACGTTCGGGTAAGATTTACGACTCATGATGAAATGATCCTCATAAAGGGGTTATCTTGTTTCTTTTGCCCTGCCATACCAATTAACCGCTGGCGACTGCTCGGATCTAAACCCAACATTGCGCCTGTACGATCCATTTCGCTTTCCTGCTCTTTTTTTGTCGTTAAGTCAGGGTTTTTTATTGGGCCACCCGTCGCACCTATTAAGCGAGTTCCATCTCGCATGATGGCAATGACGGCATTGCGCCAAATATGGTAGGCCACACACCAGCGCTCAAGCACTGCAAGGTCGGTAATGCACAAAATACCTTGCCCACAGAGTTCTTTTATCGTTAGCTCCCACATGACAATGGCAAGCTCTAACTCGTTCTCAGTGAACCAATCAGGTGGCGCCACACCTTTTAGTGGCGTGAATACTGGTTCATCTTTATTTAATGCACGTTTCCCCGGGTTGCCGGCCAATTCTTTTCTGGCCGTAGGCTTCGGGCGACGACCAGATTTGCCCGGAGTGCCAGCCATAACAGAACCTCCAATAAAGCATTAATAATCATCAATGCCCGGTAAGTAGATTTGTGCTTCAGAAACAATTCGCTCTCTTGCGGTAAGCAATAATTGTTTACGTCCACCAGATCCCCAATTAGCCATTGTCCTTGCACAACCACTGACATTTTTGGTTTCAGTATTGATGATGTGGTCCAGCTTGTTTAATCGAGCCATAACATCAAGGCCTTTTCTCATTAAAAGCTGAAATGTCTCATATACTCGTATTTCGAATATTGGATTTAGCCAAGCTGCATATCTGATAGCGATCAATTCCAATCCCCAAGACCCTTTATTTGCACCAGTTTTGATTGTTTCCACTGATGCGATTTTCTTCGCATCACTTAACGCTTTGACAAACCGTCTTATTTGTTTGGATTTTAAAAACTCTCCTGGTCTTTGTGATTCTGTCGCTTTTCCATCTGCAACCGCTGCGGCATGTAAATCATTTAAATTGTACCGACCAACGCTATCAACTCTCACAGAGACGCCATTAACATTCACATTTGGGTATTTCATAATGTTTACCTTACTTAGCAATGAACCTTGCTGCATAGGAAACCAGCCCATCGAAGCAACATCAGCTATAACTGATCACCTCAAGGCTCATTCCTAAGTACAGGTTCGATGTTTAAAAATAACGATGCATGCAGTGCACCAAATGACGGGTATAAAAAAGCCCCGCAATTGCGGGGCTATTGATTTTTAATACATAAATTAGGCTAAACTATCAGCCAGTTTTAATTTCATTTTTCGCGGGTATAAAAATTCACCTGAAGCGGCAGTCCTAGAGGGCGAGAGGGGTAGAGATTTTACCCGCCCCTCCCCATAGATGATAATTATTATCATTCATATAAATATTCATATATAACAGCTATTTGCGCAATCTCTCTGTTGCTGTTTTCCTTTTATGGCAAGGCCAGCATAGTGATTGCAAGTTACCATCGTCATCAGTACCACCATGTGCTTTAGGTATGATGTGGTCGACAGTCTTGGCTTCTACAGCCCGAGGTAAACAGTTTTGACAGAGATACTTATCACGCAGAAGGATTCGAGGTCGTATCTTATCCCACTTAGAACCATAACCTCGTTCATGTCTGCTCTTGCCGGGCTGGTGGTTCTCCCACCCTGTGCTCATATGGTCTTGGCAGTACCCGCTTCGGTCTGTTGTTGTTTTACTGCAGCCATGCTTGCGGCAAGCGCGAGGTATGCGAGGTGGCATTACAACCACCCAGACTTAGCTGATTGAATATCCGAACGAATATGTCCTAGAGAAACTGCAAGTGCTTGTTCTGAATCAGTCATGGTCTGTTTTATTGCCGTGATAGAGGCTTGCAATTGACTAAACTCAGATTCAACCTGTTGCTTAAACTTTTCGAATTCTGACTGCTCACGAGAAATAACTTCACTTGTTCGGCTAATTTCAGCGGAAGCTTTAAGAGCCATTTCAGCAGGCACTTGAACACTTTTATCATTAATGCCTGTAGTTATTTCAAACCGTGCTTGCTCGGCCCCCTTTTTAGCACCTTCTTTTGCTGCTTGTGTCATCGCTTTCTCTAGCGCGGTATTATCAATAAACACCCCATTAATGAACACTCTATCAGTGGAATTTGTAAACACTGGCTCTAAGCACCCAAAATGGCTGAATGCAACAAAATCAGTTATGAAGCCACCTTTAGCTGGCTGTTTCAGTCCAGTGCTAACCATTAGCCCTTCAATACGCTTTAGCTGCGCTTCTAACTTATCCAAGTCAGTGCTATCGACTGTTATCTTTATAGATAGGGTGGCTATTTCTTTTTTATCTGACATGACTGTCTCCATAAATGAAAAAGCCACCAGCGGCTAACTGATGGCTATTTAGAATATTCTTCTAGATGAATTTATATAACTCCGTGGTACCGAATGACCACCAGCATTCAAAACATATATAAAATTCTATCAATGCTACTCAATGAATAGCATTTGTAGAATTAAATAAAATTATGTCTCTCCATAAGTCACGCCGCTTCTTCTCTGGTTGCTGACGTTTCAACCTAATGAGTCTACCCAAACTTAGATTCGTTGTTTTTGATTCTCAGTGTGCGCTATCAAGTGAGAGGTTGGTCACAGCTAACACATGAGACAGCGACAACGCCGCGCTTCGCTCGCAATTATTCTAGTTGCAGAACGCCATGTTCTTCCGATCCTGAATAAGCAATCAGACCTTCATAAACAATTTCATCACCATCAAAGACTTTACCTACTTCAATGGTGTAAGTCGGTTGCCCTTCATCCTGTGCAAACTCATGAAGGGACTTGATTTGTTCTGGTGTTAATACAATTTTTTCTGTCATTGGTTACCTTCCACTATCTTTTGTACATCACATAAATTCATACCAGTACGAATGGTGACACCAGTATCTAAATGAATCTCAGTGCCGCGAATACCATTAAAACTAATACCCTCGAAATGAGTAATACGCTCCAACACTACAACAGTACTTGAATTGTAGCCGGGGCCATAAGGTGAAAAGCTAAAGGTTTTCATTGCTCCAACATCTCCATCTTAATGTTTTGTTTAAAATATCCACTTGCAGAGACAAATCAGACCTTCAATTACTCCCCAACCTAAAACTGCACACACAAACCCAAGGAAAAGAAATGTTCCTGCTCCGGGTAAGTTATTAAACATAATTACCACCTTGTTACTTACTATGCCTAGCCGCCTCAATCTCTCGAATAGCTTTTTTGTCTAAATTACATTGCTCGATAACTGTTAGTAGCGACTCATTTATCAATAGAGAGTCACCCCAAGGAAATGTCTCAGGGATGTACTCAGGCAAACAGTCATTGAGTAGATGGGCTGGAATTGGCACTGATGGCGTTTGAACGTATTCTATTCGCGTGGTTGTGCAGCTCGATAGTAGCATCACCAGGAGCATCAATAGCGGCACACTTATCATCCACAATAACGGTTTTGATAATAGTTTTAACCGTTTCAGAAGCCACTGCTGCCTCATCACGCTCCTTAAGGTTATTTCGTGAAATTTCATTGAATGTTACCGATAGTTCTAAAACAGTGGATAATATGAATTGACTTGCTGCCGCTTCATTTTCTAATCGCTCAATATCTTTTTTTACTAAAATATTGCTGTCATAAAGCGTTACAGCCCACCAGCTCACAGCAAATAGCGCTAAAAATAACCAGAATGAATTATCGATTTTCATAAATTCACCTGCTTGCCTCGGTAGTGATCTAGGGCTTTTTGGCAACGCTTTTCTAAACTTACCTTGTCAACACCACAGGTATCGTCCCTGAGTACATATACGCCAGCTGCCAAGTAGATGGGGAATCCGATAATAAAAGCGGATATGCATAAGCGAATTCGCCAAGGCATACGGCTTTTTCCACTTCCCGTCTTGTCATTAACCCTTTCCATTTTACGCCCCCAGCATATATCCAGCGTTTAAGTTCATTACATGCGCCAGTTTGGTCACCAGCATTGAGTTTTTTTAGTAGCGTAGAACGTGAAAATGCCCCTGTTCCTACGTTATAAGTGAATGAGTACAGTGCAGCCCTTGTGTAATCAGGGATGCTAACTTTAATTAAGGGGTTCACCGCTTTAGCGACAATAGCCAAGTCCTTTTCTAACAGCGCTTTACACTCGGCTTTCGTATAGGTTTTTGTGGGGATAATGTCAGGACCTGTATGCCCATAACACACCGTGAGTACTCCAATGGGGTCAAGATAAGGGTTAGGGTCATACCCCTCAAACTCAGTAACCATTGCAACAGTTAATGTCATCAGCCCACCAGCTGCAGCGGCCATTTTTATTTTATTTGGTATCTTTGCCACTGTTAGCCTCTCTTAATTTGAATTCTTTCCGTTTGTAGTACCAATTCACCAAGAAGGTAGCGACAGTACATACAATCCCGATGAGCACTGCCCATTGATCTAGAGATAATGCCCCTGCCGCTGTGGTAATCACTCCGAGAGCATAAGAGAAAGGGCTTGAGTATTTTTCGTGCATACGCATATCCACCCCCTTCGGAGTGTTCCGTTAATTGTGGTTGTGGGAATTTCGATTTTTTCGCCCTCATTTGAGGGGACAAAAGAAGAAGTGAAAGAAGAATTACAGCATCAATCGAACATAGTTTTTGCCATACGACCAGTTTATTTGGTCATAAAAAAAATAGCTTCTTAAATAATCGATGCTGCCACACGCCGTTTTCTTTGCCATATTTAATAAATAATGGAATATCACGAAGTGCATTATAAAATATAGTCGCGTGGTCATATCCCATTACGGTAATATCAATATAGGTTTCATGCCTTTTGACGTACCGATCATCCACCATTAGCTTAAATATACACTTCATAGCTTGGTAGCCATCTGCTTTATTGTTGGCTCTCGCTATTACAGCCTTTCTTTTTTCATTGGCTATATAAGCATCGTTAACAGCCTTTATTTCATCGATAGTCATAATGTGCCTCGAAAATGAAGCCTGATTTAGCTCAGGCTGGCTGCTGTTAGCCACTACAGCTTTTGTCGCTCGGTATTCTGCTCTATTTCTAGCTTTGTTTGTTCGAAACGGTCTGATTCCAACTCAACACCGATAACGCGGCGATTAAGCTTTATTGCGGCTTTTATTGTTGCGCCAGAACCCATGAAGAAATCAGCAACAACATCACCCTCTCGGCTACTACTATTAATAATGTGTTCCATCATCGCTGAAGGCTTTTCACATGGATGTTTGCCGGGGTAATACTGCACTGGAGGATATGTCCACACATCAGTATAAGGAACATCAACAGTCACGGAAAAAGGACGCCGTAATAATTGGTATTGCGCTGCTAATTCATGATATTCACGCCTTAACGTGATT